TTAAAACTTGAATATACATCTTTTAGTATTTTCACTGTTGTTAGTTTTGTGCTTTCTTCGTTCATTGTTATATATTTATATATATAAGTATAATGAAATAAAAAAAACATAAAATTTTATTTTGTAGCCTTTTTATCACATATTCCTCTATTCCCAAACTCACAATACTTGCAATTCTTTTTAGCTGCACCTGGCACTTTTGGATACTCCATATCTCTATGCTTTCCCTCATCATCAAATACTGCATTGATGAATCCCATAAACTCATCATATACTTTTGTAACTGATGGCGAACCATGAGCTGGAATGTGTTTTGATACATGTGGTACTGGAAATGCGGAGTCTTCCGGCAGCTTCCTACGAAGTATCTGATACTCCACTTTAATTTTGTTTAAAGGAATATTGAATAGTTCTGAATAATACTTTTTGTATAGGAGAATTTGAGAGTTCTTCATTTTATCAGCTTTTTGATACTGATTCCATCCCATAGTAGATGTCTTAAGGTCAATGATAATAATTTCATTAGATGCTAAATCTCTAATAGCAATATCTATGAATCCAATAAAATGTACGCCCTCTTTAATAGTGGCATTTAATGGAATCTCAATACCAACTAATTCAAATCCACTCTTTGAGTAAAATTTGTGCATATGCTTATCTAACCAAGCTAATATACGTCTACCATCACCATAAAATTCTTCTAATTGAATTTGAGTACAAGGAGTTCCTTCGCTCATTTTATCAGCTTCACTTTTGTAAGCTTCTCTCATTTTTTCTAATAAGAGTTTATCTTTATTAATTTCATCTGCTTGCTTTTTAGAAACACCATACATTACCGAAAGATAATGTTGGATAGTTTCGTGCATAGCAGTTCCAAAGATTGTATGAACATTAGATGAACTTTCACCTAATTTATCTATGTAGTTTAACTTATATTGATGCGGGCAGCTACTCCACATTGAGTACTGCGAAAATGATACTTTTGCCATTATGTTTATTTATGTAAAGATACGAAAATTATCCCAATAAACCAAATTAAACTTTGAGTTTTAATTTAGTAATTTGCTTTGGGTCAGTACCATAATTTTCTGCGATTTCCTTTATGTGCATTTTACCGCTTGTAGTTTCATAAAGGATTTTAAGATATTCTTCTGATTCGGTTTCTGATACCTCATAGAATTGTGCAACTAATTTTACAATCCAATCTTCATACTTTTCAGATGAAGCAGGTTTCATATACTTTAAGAATGCTCTTGTCTTTGGAATCAATCCTATCAAACATAAGTACATCGCTTTAGGCGGTGCCTCCTGAATGTAAGGTTGTATATCTGCAATTAGTTCTATCCACTCAGGTTTCATAGAAAGAAAACGGAGTATCATATAGTTACTCCATGTCTTTTTATCACTCTCATCAAGTGTGTCCCAATACTTTGGGTCCTTCTTATCACAAATTGCGTTTAGATGGTCAAATAATGTTTTAGCCATATTATGCTTCTTCTTCTACTTTTAAACCCGGAGGTAATAATTCATTTAATACTTCACCGCAATCTCCACAAAGGAATAACTCTACCGGTAATACTTCATCTTTTGGTTTTCCAGTTAATAACTTTGAAATCTTACGAAATCCAAACCCTTGTACGAAAATCTCGCCACCGCATTTTTTACATGCAATTGCTTCGGTTTTTTCTAAAGGTATTGGTTTTTCTTCTTGTCCTCCTATTGGTTGTCCACCTGCTCCTAAAATGTTTGCCATTATATAATATTTAAAATTTGAATTAATGTAGCTGCTGCGATAATTTCTTTATCAATTGCTACTGCTGATTTACTTACACCATCTCCTAATAAAAGAATGATGTTCGCTGTGTTCTCTCCACCATACTCATCTACCTTATCATATAGCATTGTATATAAATCGGTAAAGTCCGTAACTTTAGAATCAATAAGAGCCTGTCTTACTTTCATATACTTATTTCTCTTATCATCTTTTGAAGATAGGATATCAATAATTTTATTTCGGTAATCATTCTCTAATAGATTTTGTACATCTACTTTCAACTTACCTTTAATTGAATTCAATTGGCAAGTATTAATCACCTTACGAATATCAGGATAAGCTGCGTCAATAATTGGAACTAAATCCTTAACTTCAAATTCAATATCCTCATTCTTTAAGATTTTACTAATTTGCATAGCAACATCTTTTTTAGTTGGGGGTACAATTTGAAATGATTGACATCTACTTTGAATCGGGTCAATTACTTTCTCAACATAGTTACAAGTTAATATGAAACGGCAATGTGCTGAAAATGTTTCCATTAAGTTTCTTAAGATAGCTTGTGCGTTGTGAGTCATATAATCAAACTCATCTAATATGATAATCTTAAATGGCTTGAATCCCATAGAAGATGCAAAGTTAGTTACTTTATTTCTAACGGTATCAACATTGTTTTCCGAAGATGCGTTGATAATCATATAATCACATTCAATTGATTTTACAATTAACTTTGCTAATGTAGTTTTACCAGTTCCCGCTTTTCCGTACAAAAGTAAATGTGGAATTTCGCCTGTTTCTAAGTAACCTTCTACTTTTGATTTTAGATGTTCGTTACCTACATAATCAACAAGCTTCGTTGGGCGATACTTCTCTACCCATAAATTATTATTTACCTTTTCTTCCGTTTGTTCTATAAACATATTTTATTTTTTATTTTCCAGTTGAACCAAATCCACCATCACCTCTTTCAGTATCCGATAACTCAGCTACTTCATCAAACTCAATCGGAGGATATGGTATAATCATAATTTGTGCAATTCTATCACCTACTTTATATGCAAGTGAATCTAATCCATTTTCTTTTTTGAATGTAGCTTGTAGTTCACCTCTATACCCACTATCAATTACACCAACTGAATTTGATAATACTAATTCATATTTTCTAATTGATGAACGAGGAAATACTAATCCTACAAATCCGTTAGGAATTTCTATTGCTAAATCAGTACCATAACTTACATCAAATGTAGTATTGGATATAATTCTAGTTGCTACTAAATCCATTCCAGCATCCCCACCTTTTGCATATGATGGAATTACTGCATTTTGATTAAGCTTCTTTATTTGTACTTTCATTTTCTATATTTGTTTTTACTAATTCAGATTGTTGTGTTTGAAATTCTCTTAATTTTTTACCAGCATCAGTTAATTCTCTAGCAAATAATTTAAGCTTCTTACCACTATCTCTATTTGTAAAAGATATGTATGCATCTTTAGTATTTGATATTGTAAATGTTACTGTTGGTTCTTCATTTGTCATATCTTCGCTTGTCCATGCAAAAATTTGTGGTTCATCTTCATCAAATTGAAATACCCACTCGCATTGCTCTAATTTTTCAGATGGTGCCATTTTTACTTCACCAATTGGTTCTAATTTTTCTTCTTTTGTTTTTTTAGCCTTTGCCATAATTTTTGTTTTATTTTTATCTCCCTACTTCTGATAGGTATTTTGCTTTCATTTCTTCCCAACTAATTCCAATAGCATCTATGTAGAATAAGTGCTCTGGTTTAATTCTTCCTTCATCATGTAGTTTTGTATATCTACTGATTGCATGTTTCTTCCACCATTTGTTAATGTATTCAGTACCTTGTTTAAACTTATCTTTAAGTATTAATTTATCTTCGGTAATTTCATTTCTTAAAAACTCACTTCCATTCTCATACATCATAGCCATATAAACACCTCTTTTAAATCCGTGATGATATTGAGTTGCCTTAATACCACACTCTTTAAAAATTTGTCCTAATATCTTTTGTTTAATACCACTAACAGGTCCGTTAGCTTCATATCCCATATTAGCACCATTACGAGCTCTCTCATCCGATATATTATCTTTATACCATTGTGCTCTATTTTCCTTAATCCATTGATGCCAAGGGTCATAGAATTTATCATCCGGTTTTAAACTAATCTTACCAGCTGATTCACCTAATGTTTTAAATAAAGGAATACCATTATATTGTGAATGAATACCATACAAAGATGTTGTACCAACTGCAATCAAAACATTCTTATACTTCTCTTTCCAATATGCCCTAACCTCCGGCGTAGTTGTCATCATAGCGATTAACTTACCACCTAAAAAGTTATAACCTAATGGTTGAGTACATACAATAGTAGAAGCAATGGTAGTGTTATTTAACTTACCATCAACAAATTTATTATCCTTAGTCCAACCAATAAAGTTATCTCTAACTCCCATAGCGGTTACATCGGATGCTAATGAAATTTGTCCTAATAGTTTTCCACTTACTCTATCCTTTACATTAATCTTTACATTACGGCCAGGGTTTGCTGTAAAATCCATTGTATGAATCATACGTCTTACCGCTGCCCACTTAGTAGATTCCTTCGGGTCATCAATAATCTCAACGTAAGGTTCTAACGATTCAATTTCTTTTATCGTTAGCTCCTTATTGTTGATATCAGTTGGTTTCCATTGTAAATCATAATAAGATGCGATTTGGGATTTTGCTTGAATCATTGTAGGTTCTTGCAATTCAACCCACTTCTTATACAATGTTTGTTCTTGAACAGACATCGTCATAAGGTAGTCCATATTTTCTTTTAATTTTGCTTTTTCAAGCTCAAAATCAAAGACAGGTTTTTGTGGTTCAGTATCCCAAAAGCTCATATTATATTATTTTACGATTGCTCGGATTTGATTAGTTTCTATTGATGGTACATAAATGTATATCTCCTTACCAGCATTTTCAATAAGGAATTTTTCTAAATTTAAATTCCATGTTTCAGTTTCATATAACTTACCATCTATTTCAAATACAGGTTCACTTATTAAGTTGTAATGTTGGTTAGCCATATTATTTAATTTGTACTAAATAATAATTTGCTGTGTAATCTCCATCAACGAATCCTACATGCGATAATCCCTTAGATGAGATTTTTAATGAAGATGTTTTAGAACCTTTGTTAGCCATTAAGATAGCTTTCAAATACTTTGCAGAAAATGCAATTGGTTCAATATCTTCTTTAGCGGTTGCATCTACTTCAATAGAAATTCTATTTGAGTTGATTGATGAGTATCCTAAAATAACTTCACCTTTACCAGCTTTGAATGTAAATGTAAATGTATCAGAGTCAGCCAATACACCTTTTGATTTGATGAACTTATTTACAAAGTCATCATCTAATGTTATCTCCGCATCAAATGCAGGTAACGCTTTTAAATCAGGTACTGCAGGAATCACCGATGGTGCTGCTAACATATATTGTACCTTTGTTTTCTTATCTGAAAATTTTAGTGCACCAGTCACTTCTTCTACAGTGATAGCATCATCTAATACAGATAATAAACCTTTTAATTGTGAAGTAGTGTAAATACCAAACTCACCGCTTGGGAATTCACCACCTACTACTGTAACATCACCTAATAAGGTTTTGTCATCTGAAATCATTCTTACCGATAAGTTTGTATCATCGGATTTTACCATAACGGATTCAATCTCACCACCTAAGTTGTAACGATTAACGAAACCATCAAATTTGCCTTTGTTCATAATTGAAATTTTAAATTTATTGTTTTAATTTGTTATACAAATATACGAAAAATACCTGAAACTACCAAATATATATTAATTGAATGTAAAGAAATCTTTACCATCTACATATGTTTGCTCAATAACTCTATCATGCTTAACATCAAAGTTTTTATTGAACATCTTATTAAAATGTTTAAATTGAGTTTCAAATTGTGGAGTTTGTATTGGTGAAACAAATATACCATTTGTACAATCATAGCATGCCATATATCCAAAAAGTTGTCTTGCTTCCTCACCACTACCTCTATCTTTTTTACCTTCTATCACAAAGGTAACTTTAGTATTATCGTTAAAATCATATATAACACCATCAGGAGAACCAACATCACATATTGGCCATTTGTGAACTTGCTTATCAAAATCCACAATACCAAATGATTTTTTATATACCGGATGATTTTTTAATTTTTCATAAAAAGCATCCATATAATCTTGCTCCGCTAATGCTGGCGTTCCGGGTAAATGTCTTACATAAAATCCGATTTCATTTAATTTATCATTAACCGCCTCTCTAATAGCTTCCCATTGAATTGTATCCATAACTCCACTTTTCAATGAAGTAGATTCTACACCACCTTCAATTTCCAATAAAATTCCATGGTCTTCTGACCTAGAACTCTTTTTATCAATGTTCCAATCTAATATTTTACCTTTAAAAGATAATGCTATACCAGAGTTAGCACTTCCATATGCCCAAGGTGATTCTTTGTAGATAGTTGGGTTATATGTTTCATCTTTTGTTTTTTGATACCAATCATATACTTGTTTTAATGTTGGTTTATGCCAAGCAGTTAGTTTAACCTTAACTTCTGGATATTCATCTAATTGTATTTCAAATCTATCCAATACAGGAGTATTCTTTCCCAACCCATTTCCAGATGGCATAAGGTCTCTTGGATTGTTCATCAATGGTTTGTATGCGGTACAAACGTGTTCCCAATATGAATTGCCACCATTATCATTTCTTGCATAAGTTATCTTTATATTTAAAAACTGATTAAGTAATGATGGATATGTTGATTCTATCTTATAACAAAACTTTCTAAAAGCTTTTTCAGTTTTCCATTTTTTTATCATATTTTGACACTTACGGATTTTAATTAAAGTACCACTTTCGTATGGTGGGAATTCATTACCATCATATTGTTCTACAAAATACTTTAATGGTTCATTTGTATTTGTATAAGGAGCCATAGTAAGTTTATATGCTGGTTTGTTTTTTACCTTTGTAATAAAGTGTTCAAGTTCGCCCAAAGCTGATATAGCTAATTTCATACCCATACCCATTTTAGATAATAATAGTAAGCCATCATTACCATGCGTAGCGTAATTAAATATCTGCCCTAAAGAATGTTCAGGCACACCAATTGAGTTATCCAAAATTTCTATATATGATTCATCACCATTGTGTTTGATTAAAATTTCAACATCAATAGGCACTTTTGGTTTATTTAATGGTATTGGATTATCTATAAGTTCAGATAATAAAATATTTAATGGTGCATTAACTGCTCCAATTTTTTTGGATGCACCAACAGATAAAGTTGGTATAATTTCCACTTTTTGTGGTTTTGTTTTTTGTGTGGGTTTACTCATAGTTTATATTTTTATGATTTTAAATTGTTTATACAAATATACGAAAAATACTTGAATCTGCCAAATATTTTGAATATTATATAGTGTTGATAATCAACCAGTTAGAATGCGAAAAATTGTTCTGCTGTTTTTTGTGAGGATAAAACTGCTCCCCAACCCAATGCACCATAGAAGTCCTCCAATTTCTTAAGTAATTCTCTCTCAAAAATTTTATCATAATCAATGTAGGTTCTTACCAAATCCATTATCTCCTCTGGGTCATCATGTCCTTTGAACCCAACAGCATCTAGCCCAAATGGATTTTGTTTTAGATATACCCATTTAATCTTATCGCCATCTCTCATTGGAGCGTGCTTAGATGGGCACTTAAAGTGAACCAATAATTGATTATGTGCAATTGCTGCCTTAACATGCGCAGGAGTTCCACTATTAAATTGGAACATTGCTCTATTATCTTTTTTCTTTGGAATGTATTTTGATATTTCTTTTACTGCTGAGTTCTTAGCTATTGAAGTTACATCCATATTAACCAAGTCCTTTTTGAAATCATATATCTTATCAGTTAGAACCATTTCAGTTTCACCTTTAAGAATATCAATAAGAACTCCACTCATAAAATTACGGAATTGTGCAGGATACGATGAACGAACTACGTCCAATCCCTTAACATCCAATCTATCAGTTGGAATACCATTCTCTGCAATAATCCATTGAGCGTATCGTTTCTTAGCAATCCAAATACCACTTCTACTTACAAATTCTTTTTTGATTTGGAATCTATGTTTTGTTTTATCAACATTGAATACTTTCTCGGCCAATACATCGTAGAACTTATTTAAGAAGTCCTGTGTTTCACCAGCAATATCATCCACCTTTATAGCAATCTCTGCATCAGTTAAACTTCTCCAATCTTTATAACGATGGTCTAATATAGGTACTGCTGAAAAGAATACCGAATCCGTATCAATATATATGTTGAAATCTTGTCCAGTTGTTCCTAACTCTTTATTATATTTAATGTTAGCCATATCAGCCGTAGATTTAATCACAGTCTGACCTGTTGTTGTTACCGCCTCAGCGTTATCTACATCATAAAAACGGAAGGCGGGTAATCCCAATACTCCATATAATGAGTTTAATAGAATCTTTTGTACCAGCTGTCTTTTCTTATAAAAATCATATTTTTCTTTATCACCACTCTCACCATATTTTTTCTCTAATGCTCTAAATTCAACCCTTTGCTTAAACCAAAGGTCTAAGATATCAGGTATACAACCTACTTTATCCGTAGTGTAAAGAACTCCGTTAGATGAGATAGCGTATTTACTCTCATCCAATAACTTTCTAAGGTTTTCTTTTGTAATAGTTTTATCACCAAAAGAAAATGTATCAATCTCACCTTTCATAAACTTTTGTGCATCCCAATTATCAATCTTACCAACTTTAGTTTCTGGTGAAATATTGGTTGTCATAATGATTGAAGGATATAGTGAAGTTAAATCCAAATCATATATCCATTCGTACTTACCAACGATGGGTGCTTTAACATATGCTCCAATGAATTTCTCTTGGTCATTATCTCTAAGTGCTTGCATCCTCTCTTGTCTATCCGCAGGTTTGTTAGGAGCTACAATGTTTCTTCTTTTAAGGTAACATAGTAATGCACCCTCTAAGTATTTTGATGAGTAAACAAAATCCTCATATGGTACGTGTCCAGCGTGACAGATACCTCTAGCCGTATCAATGAATTGTAACTTCTTATCCATATCAGCTACTAACTGAACATCGACTAAGTTATACTCAATAAACTTTTCAATATCATCTTTAAACAAATCATCTAAGTTACCAGCGTACTCAATCTTACCTCTACCCAATTCCTTCATCGCAATACTATCCAAACGATAATTATCTAATTCCGAATAGGTGAAGTTTTTATATAAAGCTAGGTAATCTAAATAAGATACGCCGGCCATATAGAATCTCTTACGATATGGAGACCAAAAACATTCACCTATTGGGCTTAACCTATTAGCGTGCTTAACACCTAATAGTCTTTTAATACGATTATATAAATAAGGAGTATCAAAGTTGTCAATGTTCCAACCGGTTACGATTGTTGGATTGATGTACTCATATAATTCTAAATACTTCATACACATATCCCTCTCATCTCTAAAAGGAATTACAGTACGATTGCCGGTCTTCTTCTCACTCATCTTACCAGCTTTATCCATAATTAAAACCCAATAATGGTCAGTAGCAGAATCGTGCAAACCAATTGCGGTTAATTCATTTTCTGATTTCTCTACATCGGGTAATCCACTATCCATTTCACACTCAATATCATATGTAAGTGTAACGTGCCCTTCCGATGGTATATCTGAATCAGTATATGTATCAACCAAAACTCTAGTGGTTTCAGCTACATCCGATTCAAATAAATTCGGGTCATCTTTTGTGAACTTAAAAATCTTATCTAACTTATCTCCGTACAAAGATGTGTATTGTCCTCTTTGTGCCTTTTCATAAGCATAACGAGTATATGGAAAGGTTCTATAACCCAACTTATCATCCCAAATGTGCACTAAATTTCTTTCTCTCTGATAATAAATATTTTGATACATCTATACTTTTAATTTTATGTTTAATCTACGAATACTCTTGCCATCTTTTCAAAGTTGTTTTCTATATCCCAACTTTTTAATGAACTCTCCCACAATAATGCTTTGGCAATAGCACTTACATCCGGTCTTTCAATTGTTTCATCCAATAAACCAATTACCTTTTCTTTAAATTGGGCTTTACCATTATAAAGAAGTGGATAATCATTACCAACCATTTCAGGATAACACAATCCATCAGGTAATAAATATGGTACTCCACGACTTAGACCGTCAGTTGTACTCATACTCCATGCTGAATATGTTTGAAAACATCCTACTCCAAAATGAGCTTGTCCTAATTGATTCATATAAACATTTCTATCAGCATGTCCAATATATTTAGTGTATGGTTTTTTCATATCACCTAATGTAGTCCATACTTCAAAATCTTGTCTTTCATTCCACAATTCATCCATAGTTTCAAAAAACCACTCACCGCCAGTATAACCATTATTTCTATGATTGAATACAATAGTTTTCTTTTTGTATTCTTTGGTTGGTATGAATTCATCAGTACCTAAATACCAAGGCTGTATAATCTTATCTAATTTTTCTATGATATGTGGTTGAAATTCTTCAGCTGCTCTTTTAAGAACTAAATCTTTAACCCATTGTGAATTCACACCACATACTTTCATATCTAATGTACCTTTAATGTTTTTCCAAAATGAATTATCATCTCTTGCTCCATTATCTTTTATCTCCCACCAATGACAATAACCAATAATAGGTTGTGTTTTATTATAGATACGAGTGATTTTAAATTCATGTGTCCATTCAGGCAAATGTGACCATACTAAATTGAATTGTTCTTTCTCAACCAATCTATCAAAAAATTTATGAGGATAGTTCACTCTCATTTTAGGAGGAAATGTATCCAATCCATCCATTCTACGAAGTGAAACATTTGGATATTCAAATTGGTTTATAATACCAGGATGATTATCCATATCAGGATATGGTAATATCCATTCCCATTCTTTACCAATTTTAGTATTATCTAAAAATGATTTAAATACTAATAGAAATGAATCTCTATTAATATCTTTCTCTTGTCCGAAATTTGTATAATTCGGAATTACTAATACTCTCATATATTACCAAAAATTTTCAGCTCCTTCAGGTGCTTCGTATGTTGTTAAGTGATGAACTACATCGGTATTATAACTAGATGTATCTTTTGGATAAGGTCTAATTTCATGCTTCAATCGTTTCATCAAGTCTTTCTTTTCTTTTTTATCTTGCGCAAGTAATTGAACATATCTATGCTTTGGTGGTTCTTCCCTTCTCCAAAACTCTGTATATCCTTGCTTACCTATTTCCATTTGTAAGTGTGCTAAGTTACCACTACCCCACATTGAAAACACAGTCCTACTATGAATCCATTTATATGGGTCTTTATGTAATGATATACCCCAATTTGGCATCAGTGCAATATCCGTAGATAATCCCTGATAAATCCAATTGGTAGCCTGATAAATTCCTCCTAAGTGAGCTTGTCCGTTATCGGCGTATGATAAAAGAACCTTAATTGCTTTATCATTTTCCTTTAACCATTTGAAAGATTGTCCTAATGCAAATGATTCAATGTTAGAACCATAACCATCATCACAATACAAACGAGTTAATTCCAAAATGTTATCTTTGGTTAATCCCTCACAAATAGAAGTGGATGCTTTTGCTCCAACGGGAAAACCATAGATTAAACAACCTATAAGTTTATCACCATCGAATGTATTAGCATCTTCTGATTTATAATATATTCCAATTGCATATCTACAAGCTGTCCAAGCGTGAGTATAGTGTTTCTTAACAATAATATCTTTAGCGATACTTTTTGCTATTGGTGCTACATATACTTTTGATGTGTCACAATAATTTTTACCCTCTACCTTCATTCTTTTTTGCTTGTTTTGCTTTTTCTAAAATAGATAAACTTTTCTCAGCCTTTGCTAATCTTTGTTTTTGTTTCAAATCTTTCACATATCCAGCAGGATATTTGTTTTCTACTGATATAGGTCCGTTTGGAAATTTATCCAAATCGTATTTCCAAACCGATTCACAACCATCATCATCTTTGTACACGTGTTCAAATTTGCGTGGTTTATCCTTAACGTTTGGTTCTACTCTTGCCATAAATTATTTTTTATAATCAAACCATTTATTTACTAATATTGTTGAAGTTTTATGATTTTTAACTCCTTTACCATTTCCAATAATATTATATGGCTTTCTTTGTTCAAATCTACCACCTGTACAAATGTAAACAAAATCGTTCCAATCCAATATATGAATTTTAGCATTCATTGTTTTTTCTAAATGCTCCAAATGTTCTGCAACATTTCTTTCTATTGGTGCATATGGATGTAGAAGATAAAATTCTTTAAGTGAATACTTTCTAATATACTTAAATGATTTTGTTGGCATTTTATCATCAATAGAACCGGATTGAGCAGTTGCTACACAATCCAAATAAATTTCACCATCTATTATAAAATCAACACCATTTTTTTTGTTTCTTTTAAACTGAATAGCACTAGCTAATAGCTGTTGTTGGGCCCGTTCTTCCAAATCTTTTCCATTTTTTTGTACTGTACTAGCAAAGTATTCGGTTTGCTCTTCAGCCTTACCACCTATATTGGTTGGGTTTGTATATCGTTTTGCCATAATGTTAATTTATACAAATATACGAAATTATTCTGAAACTACCAAATTTATTGGGTTCATTTTATGCACCTCATCAATAATATCTAATTCCACCTTTGGGTATGGGAATACCTCATGTTTAAGCGATTTTAAGAAGGCTTTACGTTCCTTCTTATCTTTGGTGAGAATATACACATATCGATGCTTACGGGGTTCTCTTTTAATCCAGAATGGACTTGTAACCATTGTCTGAATTATCTTTGGGTCATTCGTTCCGTACTTCACATAAGAAGTCCGAGAATGATGCCATTCATCATCTTCACTCCACTTAAAAGACCAACTATCCGACCATCTGATTTTGTTTCCTTGATAAATCCAATTAGTAGCTTGATATACCGTACCTAAGTGCCCAGCGTTTGGGTCTGAATATGATATTAGGGCTTTGATACGAGGTACATTAGTTCTTAACCATTCAAATGATTTTCCAACAAACCAACTCTCAATGTTAGTACCATACCCATCAAATACAAATAGGCGAGTTAATTCTAATACACCATCTCTAGGAAGTAATTCGGAAATAGATGCGCCGGCATTCCTACCAACCGGGTCACCATAACAGGCAACCCCAACTAATTGTTCATTAACTCCACTAAAAAAATTGTGTTCATCTTCGGATATGTAAAATAATCCGATAGCATATGATACCTTTGTCCATATCCCACTATAATGGTTATTGACAATGATATCCTTTGCTATGTTCTTATTAATCTCTCTAATAGAAAACTTAGAGGTATCGCAATATTGTTTATTTTCTACTTTCATAAGCTACCACTCCAAAATTGATTTAAATGATTCCAAGTTTTACGTTGGATTATCTTTAATACATTAGATGGTGATACCTTATTGTTTTGGGCAATCACTTTAATATTACGATGACCCATTCTCCATAAGTCACGAATAATTAAAACTTGTTCGTCCGTCAGTTTTGCTGCAGGATGTGATTGTCCTCTTAAAATAGCCATAATGTAACCTTTATTTTTTTATTTAACCTATTGCTTCGTTGATAGCGTTTGTGTATGCCATCTTAGATGATAATCCTTGAAATCTTTGAATAATTACACCATCTCTCTCAATTATTACTACTGGAATTGATGTCACATTATATTTTTGTGATTCTTCAGGTGAATTATCAACATCGTATTCTATGAATGTTGCTTTACCATTAAAATCATTTTTCAATCCTTCTAATACTGGTCCTAATGCTCTGCAAGGACCACACCATACTGCTCCAAATTTTTTAACTGTTATCATCTTTTTTTATTTTTCTTTTATTTTCTAATTCTATGTTTCCTATTATATGCTTTGGTTCATATGGACAATGGCGGCAGCCACTCCCACAGCAATAACCTCGTTCAATGTGATAATCAGGAGTGAAAACCACTTTACCATTTTCCAAATAATATAATTCTTTATCACTTTTCATTATTTTATTTCACATGCACCACCAGCACACGCTAATTCACCACTTAAGTCAGTCATATCTTCAATTTCAACTATCTTACTTAAATCAACATCATTTAATGTTTTCATAAGTTCATCGTATTTTTCTTTAGTACAATCTTCAAAAGGAGCCTGAATGTAAGTACCACCATCATAAGGTAATACCGATAATCCATTATAGAATTCTTTATTCTCCCACATCCACTCTCCAACTGCTTTCCACTCATGCTCTCTAATAGAAATTGTTGCTGATACATTATGTGAGTTATTACCACTTCTATGACCTGGCTTAACCCACTCCCCATGTACTTTCTTAACTCTTTCTAATAATTGAATTGGTGATTCGGTTCTAAAGATAGCAGTATCGGGTGCCTTTTGTGGAATACCAATTACTGCCGTATCATGCGGTCTGAAATATTCATCCTCTACTAATTCAGGATGATTAATTGCTAAGTGTGTGTACATTGATTCGTTCTTACCAACTCTTACTCTACGAATATAGTAATCATTATGCCAAGCGTGAATACCAGATGAAGTTCCTAATGCCAATGAAGTAGTTCCAGCAGGCTTAACCGTTGTACATCTTGCCGATGCGTTAATACCTAATATTTCTGCTACTCTTTTGTTTTCTATTTTTACAACTTTTGCTGCTTCTTTCATATCCAATTTCAAAACTGCACCACTTCCGATACCTGTCATTGAGATTCCTATTAAGGCATCCTTTTCAGTTGTTCTTTGCCATATAGGTCTTAAGTAATGGAAATCGGTATAACCAGCCTGTAATGTTCCTACAAATGATGCTGCTTTAACTCTTTCGTTTAAATCGTTTTGGTCAACTACATCACTTACATTTACTTCGCATAAATTGCAGAATTGAAACGGTCTTAATGCAATCTCACAACACGGATTAGTTCCCCAATCTTTATCATTTGATAAGTAGATGCCAGGTTCACCTGCTCCACTTGCTTCAATTCTTTTCCACAAATCCATAAAGTAATCTTTGGTAATTTTATGTCTCATTAATACTGCTGAGTTATTTGCTCTACCTCTTTGTGGATTTGTTTCCCACCATGCACCACTCTTACAACTAATCATTTGCTCATCAGTTGCGGAGAATAATGCAATCAATGCTGCTCTACGGATACCACCTGCTAATACTGCATCAGCAATGTGACAAACCATATCATGCACTTCAATTGGTTTTAATTTATCGCCATCTTTTTTTGCATCCAAAATACCTTCTAATTTGATAAGGCATTCTTTTAGGGGTTGAGGACCTGGTGCTTTGCCACCTGATGTTACCAATCGTGCTCCTTTCTCTCTAATATCTCTAAAATCAAATACCGGCTTACTACCACCAAAGAAATATGCTTTTACAATTACCGAAACTGCATCAGCCCATCCTTCGATACTATCACCGATTAAAAATCTTCTTGTCTTATCAGTTGATGGCTTTCTGATTTCAGGCAAACAATCAACGTGATGTTGTTGTACTGAATAACCTACTCCAGTTCCACCTAATAGTAAGAACATAATTTCTGAAAACACTCTCCAATCATCTACCGGTGCAAATGCACAATTGTAAATTCTATTTGGTGATAATTCAATTGGTTTACCTGCGAACTGCATTGAACGCATTGATGGTAATATTTTTTTATTCGATACGAATTTATATACTTCTTTTATTTCCTCTTTTAAATTTGGATATGTTTTTATATGCATATCCATATTTCTTTTTACCAACTCTTTCCAAGTTTCTCTCCTTTTTAATTCCGGTCTGTACTTTGCGTATTTCATATAAACCGTAATGTCCGATAAAATTCGTGTTGAAATGTCCATTTTTTTTGTAAATTTTGTTTAGTGTGTTAAAATATTTCAGGAAAACCCCAAAATGTAAGAATAAATATACTGTCTGCCACTAAATCATTCAGGTTTGTGAATAAATAATTCACTTTTTTTAAAATTTTATTGGTGTCAAAACACCCAGTGTATTATAACATATAGTTAGGGGAGCTTTCACTCCCCTATCATATTATGCTTTTTGCTCTGCGGTAGATGCTTGTCTATACGCAGTGATTAATTTCTTCAAATCACCAATAGCTTTTCTAGCTCTTGATTTGTTTACTTTTTTAGTTCCGTTGTGCTCTGTTTCAAATGTTGAAAACAAAGTCTTCATTTGTTCGAATAGTTGTTGACTGTTCATGTTTTTGTTTTTTAATTGTTTATTTTTTATTAACCCAATCCAGATACTTGCGCCGGTTTTGAGCCAGGCATAGTATCTACATATTTTTTGTGTAACATTTGTCTTTCCATTTCAGCACCATTAGCACTTTCTTTTGATGCTATAATGCCTTCGGAAGATGTTGCTGCATATACTTCTATTGTTCCAGTATTCGTATCCATTTTAGTTGGAAAAGTTATACCATCTTGTCCAAAACGATTTTTCATAATGTGTACTCTAGCCGTATTGTTTAATTTATCTTTTGCTTTTCTACTTAAACTCATAATAAAATCGGCGTTCATTACTTTAGCGTAACTATCTGCAATCTTATCAGCTTCAATAACCTCCGAATCAATTGCTGAACGATTTGTTTGTGATGCTGTCCAAATTGGGATACCTAACTCACCACTCATACCTCTTAAATCAATATATACTCCACCTTGCTCAGCGTATGTACTATCAGTTTTATTTGAATGTGATAATAGCAAATCGGCGTAATCCACAATTATTAAATCGGGCCTATTACCAGCTGCTATCATTTTCTCAATGTGAAGTTGAATTGTTTTTGATGATGCTCCTTTTGGTGGATAATATTTAACTTTAAGTTTACCAGGTAATCTTTTAAGTTTACTAAATACATCCTCTTTCCTTTCTTTTAATTCAGTAGATGGTATATGAGTGAATACCGTATCATATCTCAATCCTACATAGTGTTGAGAAAGTTCTAATGTATAATGTACTACGGTCTTTCCGGCTCTTACGGCTGCTGCTCCTAATGCTGCTAATGCCCAAGTCTTACCAACACCAGAAGGTGCTACTACTACTCCCAATTCGCCAGGTCCAATTCCACCATCCATTAAATCATCAATACAATCCCACCCAGTACTTACAGTCTCTCTGCCAGTCTCACTAAATCTTTCCTCAAAATCTAAAAGGTAATCCATACCCAAATCAGATTCAATTCCAACTTTCATTGCCTTATCAACTAAGTCTTTGATTCTATCGTAGTTGCCTGATTTAAGTAAATCTACTGATTGTAGAATTACGTTTTTCATATTCTGATTGATACAAAACTTTGTGAATTCATTTTTAATGTATTCAAAATCTTCGTGTCCGATTGAAGTGTAAACTACTTTGAGTTGTTCTACTATTGATTTTTTTAGTGATGGATTATCTAGCTTTGATACTTGTCCTTTAAATACATCTAATGTAGGTTCTTTTTTGTACTCATCGTAATAATCCTTAATCTCCTGTACTATCCACTTGTTAGCATCGGATTCAAAGAACTTCTTATCAATGATTTCACACAAAGTGTCCATCATTCTAACATCGGTAAGTAAAGCAGATATTACTTTAGCTTGAAACGATTGCCCATATTTAGAGAGTGTATCTACTTGCTCTGCCATCTATTTTACTATTATATTTGTATAAGTTGATTTCAACCAATCGTTTATATCTTTCCAGTTTTGTAGTATCTTATATTTCATTGCTGCTTTGATAAAATCAAACTTATCAAACTTTTTATTAGGTTCGTTAAAACGGTCTAATATTTTAAGAGTTTGGTTTGTATTGATATGTGCTTCTTCTAATTGCATCAGATGCCTATTTCTTAATACCTCATTTCTTTGTGAAAGGATATCAGCGTATATTTTTGCATCATCTTTCTTAGCTTCACATATATCAAAAAATTCATCAAAGGTAATTAATCTATCTTCCTCTAATTCAGGAAATCTTTTTAATACAGTCTTTAAACCACATCCTTTAACGCCGGGAATATTATCTGAATTATCACCATCCAATGTTCTGAATAGTAAAAGGTTTTGTGGGTACATTCCCCATTCTGCTTTTACCATCTCTCTATCATAAAGTTTCTTTTTAGTTGGTGAATAAACTTTCGTCTTATCATCTACTAATTGTAAGAAATCTTTATCCGTTGATACAATAATACATTCTTCATCTTCACCTAATATTTGTCTAGCTATGTTAGCTATCACATCATCGGCCTCAATTCCATCATATATCATTGTTGTAATTGGAAGTGAATCTAACAAATCAACTAACCAAACGAATTGGCGTTTCATTGAAAGTTGTTCTTCTTCCTGTGACATCATTTCAGGATATTGTCTATTAACTCTAAAACGATTTTTACCTCTATCAGCTTTGTATCCTTCAAACACTTCCTTTCTACCTTTAGAACCACCCTTACCATCAAAGATAAGAACTACTCTAGTCGGATTGAATTGGCGTATTTGAGAACCAATTGAATTTAATGAACCAATAACTCCACCCGTATGGTCACCATCCTCATTCATTGTAGGGTTGGTAGTCCAACTACGGATGAAGGTATTTAGTCCATCAATGACAAGAACTCTACTATTACGCACTCTTAAGTGTGATGTCTCATGTTCTGATTCTACTTCGTTAAGAAGCTTTTTGTATAAGTCTTTCATTTTGTTTTTGTAACCTTTATTAATCACCAATCACTTCTGAATCTACTACTAAATTATCAGTGTCTAATGAATCTTTTTTGTATCTTAAAATTGTTGCCTCACAAATCCTTTTATAGATTTGCTCTCTAACACCAGGGTTAGAATCTAATGTAAGCGGAAAATCTTTCGCTTGGAACTTAATCACTTCGCCTGAATCAATATCAATGTATTCATACCAAGCTCCACTTTGTTTCACAATTGCGTTTTCTTTCATACTACCCAACCATGCGCCGTAGTTATCAATACCTCTATCAAAGAAGATATCAAAATCTGCTGAACGTAATGGTGGTCCCATACGATTCTTTACAACCTGGCATCTTACTTTGATACCAACAATTCTTTCGTTACCACTACCATCTTTAGCTTTAATTGTTCCCATACTCTTTAATCTCAAACGAACCGATGCGTGGAAAGCGATTGCTTTACCACCCGATGTAGTCCAAGGGTCAGAGAATGGCATTGCGTTCATCTTCTGTCTTAATTGGTTTGTGAAAACTAGAGTGATTTTCTGTCTACCAATAAGATTTGTGATTTTACGCATTGCTTTGGAAATGATAATTGCTTTATCCGTAGCGTAACCATCTTTACCATAATCAGCTTC